AAGAATCAACGCTTCCTTGACGTCATTCGTTGCAACGTTCCACCAGTGGTGGTTGATGTTAATACAACGCTTAACCCAAGGAAGCTCAGAACGAGAAGCAGTAATGAACTCAAGCACATCAGGATGGTTGAGATCAAGATGACATACAACAGCTCCATTTTTGTAGATACCACCACGCCTCAGGATTTCGTTGAGGGTGGAGTAGATCTTGGCAAAGGAGACCGGGCCAGATGCCACAAGTCCTTTACCATTCTCTGCACCCTTTGGGCGAAGCTTAGATAGATGTACAGCTACACCTGCTCCATAGCGGAGAGCATGGGAGACAAAGCGCCAAGAGGCTTCAATGCCGTTCTCCCCCTCCATGGTGTCTTCAACAACGAATACAGTACAGCTCACAGGTAGACGGGATGTCGGATCATCAATCCAACTTTGTACACGGCCAGTACGTGCGATGAGTTCTTTTTCCACAGTAGTATTAGACAAGATCAATGAGTGAAGGTACAAAGTAGTTAGGCCCTTTGAGAATCTTTCCATCCTCACGACGTAGGGGCTTGCCGTCTTCCCCGAGCTTGCTCATGTTGCTGGCATGCACTCGGTTGTATGCGGTTTGGAGATCCCAGCCAAAAGCGGCAGCCTCCTGCTGGCAGACATACACCAGATCAGCAAGCTCCTTCAGCATGTGCTCTCTGGCTCGCTTGTTGGTGATGTCTTTCTTCAGATCGAGATAAGCATGGGCAAGTTCAAGGTGCTCCTCATCGATCAAAGTCTGCTGAAGCTTCAAAGAGGAAATCGTCAGACCGAGCGGCAGCTCGTACGCTTTCCGAAACTCGTGTGCTGCTGTTTCGTAGAAACTCACGTTCGTTTTCAAGGTAGTGGATTGCTTTGGTGAGATCGTCGATGGGGTCTGCTGTGGGTTTCTTTCCACAACGGCAGATGTATTTGATTGCATTACCAAGATGGAAACTTAGTTGTTGTTCTCGGATGAAGTCTCCGACTTTCCAACTTGATCCGTAATGCTCTGGACTAAGGGCCATTGCTTTACTAGGTTTGATACGGTGTTACTAAGAACAAAGTTCTGATGTTGCAATGCAAGGAGGACAGTAATGATGTCCTCCTTCTTTGCATCAGGCAGCAGATCCTGCAACCGTCTCATCTTGAACTGTTGTTCCATTGTCATCTCCATCACTGGAGGTGGGGGTCCAAAGGATTGGCTCATCGGTGTCGAAGTTGTAGTCGGTGTACTGGAGTATCCGCGCGAGACGTGCATTAAGAAGAGCATCATCTTCAGTCATTCCTCGTTCTTCAAAGGTCTGAACTACTGTTTCCCAACAGCACCCGTGTTTATCCAGTAGTGCATCAGCACGTTTGATGCCAATCCCAGGAGCACCTGCGTATCCATCAGTCTGGTCACCGCTCATGGTTTGAATCAGATGCCACCTGTTCCCTTCTTCCTTGGTGATTTCAATCACAGGATTCTTGAGATCAAACAGCAGTCCTGGTATCTGTCTCATGTCCTTATCAGGTGAGCAGATAATCAGTTCGTTCTCTGATTCAATTGGATCAGTGGCGTAGATACCAATGGCATCATCAGCTTCCAAATTGTCAACCACCATGGTGACGTAATTATCACCACACCAGTTGAGCAGACGTTTGTATCCGCATGGCTTCTTCCTATTTCGATGACCCTTGTAATCCGGGAAAATTTTTTTCCTGAAATTCTTTGGGCTACTGAAGAACAGGATGAAGTCATCGAACTGACCCATGCATTCAGCAATGGACATCAGCTCCTTTTGGAACATGTCCAGCACTTCAGAGAAGCGGCTCGTGACAACGATTAGGTCATCTCCGTAGTCGATCTCATCTTCACAAGCAGCACAGGTTTTGTACGCGAGGTAGTCGGCATCAATGAGCAGTGTCATTTACCTTGACCTCGACGTAGTTTCTTAGTGCCCTTTGGAAGTGAGCGGGTTCCATTGCCTTGACGGGTGTGCTTGAACTTGGCACGTGATTCAAATTGTTTCTTGGCTAGGTTTGTTTTGGATTTCATCAACTAAATAACTAAGCGCTTTAGCAACTATGCTTGGCTGGTCATCAAAACAACCAAGACCTAGATTGCATTGACTGCAGATGTAACCACGAAACTTATCTGTATCGTGGCAGTGATCTAAAACCCAGGCTTCTGTATGCTTCTCACATATAGGGCATAAACCTGGAGGAGGTGGAGGGTTTTGTTTCTTGAGTTTTCTACGCAACGCACTATGACCCCTGATACAAGATTTACATCTTGAATCAAGGTTATCTTTGTTACGTGGTTGAGCAGGAAAGGCGATCAGAGGTTTGTCTTCATGGCATAACTGGCAACGCTTAGTGAGTGTTTGCCCATGAATTGCCTCTTCCAGCTTCGGCTGCAATAGGGATTCGCAGCCCGTAACATTCGCCAGCGAAAGCTGCTGACAATTCAAGATTAAACATTAGTGTGTCCGCATGAGCGGGGTTACATTCAAACTGAAGCTCATCATGAACAAATGCCAGTTGATCAGCTTCAATATTCAGTTGTTTAATTTGATTGTTTGCGATGACCATCCATCGCTTTGCAATGACACCAGCTCCTGATTGCAGGAGATAGTTCAAAGCTTTATGGGGTCCATCAACAGCGATACGCCGTCCATCAATTGAATTGACGTAGCCAACTGATTGAACCTTTTTCTTGACGGCCTCAACAAGATCGCTAAGACCTTCAATTGCATCAAGATACGCTTGCCGTATCTCTGCCCCTTTCTTCTTTGCCTTATCGGCAGGAAGCTGAGGGTCATAGGAAAGTCCGATCTTCTCGTTACCCGCCCCATAAAGAAAAGCGTAGGTAACGGTTTTGACGAGCTTACGACTAATGCCAATTTTGTCGGCATTAACTTGGTGGATGTCGCCATTAAGCAAGATCTCACCATAGCGGCCACCGTCATACCGACTAAGGTAATGCGCGAACATCCGCAACTCGATGCCGCTAAGATCGGCCCCAACCATGCATAGTCCTGGAGTTGCAGTGAAGAGTCGTCGGAATCGTTCATCAGATGGGACTTGGGCCAGATTTGGGTTTCTATGGGCACATCGGTGAGTGTTAGTAGAGACAGAACAGTTGTGGTGGATTCGGCCCTTTCTGACAAGCTTTAGCCAGGCGTTATTGCCGTCTGACAACATGCCAAGCTGCTTGGTCAGTTCCAAGCATTGAAAGAATTCAAGTGCAATTGGAGTACCTATGTCCTTTAGAACTACTTCGTCAATAGTTGCTTTTCCAGATTCTGTGAATTGGGTTGGTTCCCATCCATAGAACTGCTGCATGACCCATGCGATGTGATCTCGCGAGGTTGGGCTAAGATCCTTGAGGCGCGTAAAAGCGCATCCAGGTATATATCCCTTGGTCTTGTTAGAACGACGAGGAGTAAACTCGCCTCCCGCAACGAAAGGGTGCCGCTGTCGAAGAGATCCTTGCAGCGAGTTAAATGCAGATCGTAGTTCTGATTCCAACTCATAAGCGGATCGTTCGTCGAAGTACCAGCCATGCAATTGTTGTTTGGTGAGGATCTCTGCTACCTGATGTTCTAGTAAGATCCAGTCAGGTATTTGTGGAAGTGCTTCCATAGTTTGTGTGTGACTTGTAAGTCCTGTACGCAATAATCCTCCATGTCTTGTGACCAGGTTTTCCAGTCAGTTTGCTTAGCAAAGCCACCCTTGTATTCACCCAATCTGTAACCGTATGCCTCTAAGGAATGTCGTCCGTAGAGTTGGAGTGGCATGTGGTTCCACTTCCTAGTCTGATCAATCTTAAGCAGATCAGGATGATACAGACGGCTAAGAATAAGAGTGTCAAGTGTTCTTGGTGGCGTGAACCACGGATAGAACTTTTGAATGACAGGGATGTCGTAGTTGATTACATTCTGACCAATGATTGTCTCAGCACCTTCCAGCATCGTGATGGCACGAGCGATAGGTTCTTGAGTACCTTCATCGTTGAAGACATAAACCTCATTGTTACCAAGGTCTTTGATAGCAACACAATGGATGGTGGTAAGATTGTTGTACAGGCCGTCAGTTTCGATGTCAAAGAGTAAGTTCATCAGTAGACATCATTAGGTTGCCAGTGTGGGTTGACTCCGTAGTACTCAGCAAGCACTTCAAACAATGCTTCAGTAGTGATCACAAAACCTTCACCTTCAATCTCACCTCGTTTATGCATGGCCAGGAGTTCTTCCTTTGTGCATATGATGAGTGTTTCAGTGTCATCCATCGATGGCTTTAGCGGGGTACTTAATAACAGCTTCAAGTTCTTGAAGTGTGTCTGCCCGGTAGGGTTGTGCTCGTTGCACCATTTCTGGTGAAGGAGGGTTTGGTCGGTTCAACAACATTTCATACCTAGAAATCTGTTGTTGGGTCGAACTCTTGTTCAGCTTCATGCTCGATAAAACGGCAAGTGTTAAGGTCATAGATAAGGTCACAACAAGGGCCAACTTCTCCGCTGTACCGATTTTTGAGTACTCGTACAGTTGTTTTGGAGTTGGTTTGTTGATTCCGTTCAAGTGCAATAACGGCATCACTCAGTTGTGCAATGCTGTGTGATCCTCGTAACGAACCAAGGCTCACCCGTGCCCCTTCTTCGTGGCTTTGATCACCACTAGGACGACGTAAGTGAGAGACAAGGAACAATGAGATCCCTGTCCGCTCCACAAGGGAACGAAGCTTGGTCATTGTCTGGTCGATGACGCGACGTTCATCTCCATCAAGACCACTCAACAAGATGCTGAGGTGATCAAGGAAGACGATCTTTACATCAAGACCTTGGGCAAGATACTCCACACGGTTATAAATAACATCGGGATCAAAACTACCGAAGCCATCAAAAAGATAAAGCGGCCAATGTCCAAGGGTTCTGGAGTAGACATCTGTTAGTTCAGTGCGTGAGTGTTCACCAATGTGGTAAGACTTGCCTTCAGCAACGGACATCAATCCGAGAGCTGTGCGGCGGTTGCTTTCCTCTAGAGCTAGGTAGCCCACACGCTCACCCTTGTTGAGTAAGTGTGTGGCAAGTTCTCTACAAAAAGAACTCTTTCCTGTCCCCGATCCAGCGGTCACGGTCACCAATTCGCCAGTTCTAATGCCGTGAAGCTTGTCCTGTAAACCTTTAAATGGGTACTCATGGAGGCCCTCATCGTTAGGTTTAAGAATCTGTTCTAGAAGGCTCTTCGCTTCGACAATGCCGTCTGGGCGGTATGCGGAAGCGTTCCAGATTGCCTCTTTAATCGCTTGTGCCTTGCCAGCCTGGAGTGCATCGGAAGCATCCTTGAAATCTGGCAAGTGAGCGATCTTAACCTTGCCTGGTGGCAATACCCCAGCCGCATCCTTCGCAGCTTGACGCCCTGGATCGTCCATATCAAAGAAGAGGACAATCTCCTCATAACCCTGGAGCCACTCAAGCTGCCTTTGAATCGCACGCTTGGCCGAATTGGCACCATCCGGTATTGATACCATCGGCCAATTCCCCGAGTAAGCTTGATAACACGAAAGCGCATCAAGTTCTCCTTCGGTGATAACAACTCGTTTGCCAGAACTTGGGAAGAGCTGCTGTCCAAAGAGTTGTCCATCAGGGTTTGATCCATCCCATCGGAATGTTTTGTCAGGGGTTTTTACCTTGGCACCAGTACATGTTCCATCCTTTGAGAAGTAATGGAAGTAAAGTTGATTGCCTTCTCGATGGACTCGATACTTACGGCAAACCTCTTCACTGATGCCACGTTTAGGTAGTGGTTCAGGGGTTCCCTTTATGGGGAATGTCATTCGTGGTTTTAACGATTTGACGATGTTGAATTCACCAGATTCGCGATAGCCACACCCAAAGCACCAGCTATGGCCGTCATCGTAACGAGCAAGATTGTCTCGACTACCACAACTAGGACAAGGTTCATGTGCAACAAAGTTACTTGTTTCTGTATCGGGAGATGACTGCATTGATCAGCTTTTCGTAAATGTCAGCACAGTTCTGGAAATACGAATGCCATTCAGTCAATGCATCAGCGAAACAAGTGACAACTTCATCAGGTGTCAATTCGCCAAGCTTGATAGCCTCCTCTGCTTCACACAAAGTGTCAGCAAAGAATTCAGTGATGCGCTCTTTGGGGGTCATCATTGTTGTTTGTGGAAACGTTGGATCAATTCTTCGTAGCCATCCAATGCATCTTCAAAGCCTTCAACAATGTCATTCGGTGAGGAATGTTTGTCGAGTGCCATGATGAGATTGGTAGCTAGATCTTTGATCAGCTCTACATCAGCCATTCGATTGGGATACTGTGGAACACGCACCATTGGAAGCCGTGTTTCTCGGCCCACTTTGCGTACGTTGTTTTACTACCTTTGTAGATTTTGTTGTAGGGCGATTGAAATACAAAGCGAATATCAAGGTCAGGGTTCTGATCCTTTACTGCCTTCATCTTTCGACGATCCTCTTCGGTCAGATGCCCTTTTACCTCAAGATAAATTCCATTCGGCAAAAGAAAATCAGGGCAGTAATTGTGTTGAATCTGATAAGCAACCTTGGTGCATTCATACTCGTACTTCACGCCCAGGTTGGTGAGAAGATCAGCGACCTTCTCCTCCAACCCAGAACGGAAAGCCATCTAAATCAGAAATCCACGTCAGTTTCAGTTGCAGCAGCCGGAGTCACATTTGGATCATCAGCCTTGAATCCCTTGGTTTTACCAAAGAGTTCAGCAACATCCTCAGCACCCATGTCACCAGTATCTACACCAGCATTGCTGGAAAGACTGATGAGTTGAATACCTTTCAACTTAAGACTGGTGCCATAGGTGACACCATCCTTCAGGATGTACGGCTTCTGGAAGAATGCCAACTTAACAGTTGCGCCACTGTAGATGGGAAGTGCAGTGTTGGTAACAACAGTACCTTCACTATCAACAATCGTCGGGCAGTTCTCCTCATTCCAAGAGAACTTGACTTTGTACTTACCATCGGAAACTTCTTCCCATGGTTCAGGCTTAAGCGTTGCACGCTTTGGATTCTTCAACTTGGATTCACACCACTTGAGAACCTCAGTGCGATCCTCCTCAAGTTGTTCGATCAGATCATCAGTAAAGACAGTAGCAAGAGAGTAACCAAACTTGCTTGGCTTCATCACAGCCTGATAACCTTCAAGGACAACAGGCTTTTCAGTGACGATAGTTTTGGGGGCCATTAACAGAAAAAATAGGTGGATTCAAGAACGGAATCAAGATCGAGATCACCAATAATTGGCGGCTCAGTCTCTGCTCCGATGGCTTCAGCAAAGTCCAAAAGTGGATTGCTGGATGAAAAGATTTCGCAGTAGGTTTCCCTGACTACGCGATTCAATGTGCCCATATCAGTTGCCCGACAAAGCACTGAATCGTGGATCACCGTGAACGGTGCATTGAACTTCAAGAATGCTTGATGCAAGATCGAAGCATCCAAGGAGTGAATAAGATTGGGAGCTGTGCTGGATTTATGACCAGCAACATCTGGACCTTCAAAACCTGTAGTTAGGTTGATTTGACATCGACCAAGAATCTGCAGGTTGAATCGTTTGGTCTTGCGTTTGCGTCTGTTTTGTTTAACGACAAACCCAGATGGTGTCTCCCAAGTAAGGTGCTCTACGCCGCGCTTGAACGCTGCGCCAACTTCTTGTTTGATCCAATCCATGACACGCATTGGACCGGGGACAACCTCATACATCGCTTCTCTGACTGCATTAACAATCAAAGTGAGTTCTTCTGGTGTGAACTCAGCACCCTTTTCTTTCAAGGCTTCACGGATGTAAGCCCTGTTGGAATGCTTAGTAGCGTTGTATGGAATGGTCATCACTGTTCTCTTTGTGACCTTCCGATCAAGGAGAGCAGCTAGGTGATCTGGCAGTTTTGGTTTAGCCGTTTCTGCCACAACTTTGTATGCATCCTGTGGTGTATCTGACGGGAAAACATTGACCAACTTTGCAGTTGATTGGTCTCTCGCCATACCAGCCAGGATCTGCAGTCCTGAGCACGTAGCGTCAATAGCAACCGGCAGATTTGTCCAACTTCTTGTGCAGTCAATGACACAAGCGTTGTACTCCTCACATGCAGCGAGGAACTGCCACGGCTCAGATACTTCCTCCCAATCACCAAGATTGCTTAGGGCATCCTTTGCGACACGAGAAATCAGGCTGTGATTCTGATGAACCCAGTCCTGACGTTCCTGCATTGTGGCTTTGTCCAACCCGTAGGTTGTTGCCACTTGGAATGCAAGCCAAGCTTCTGCCTCATCCGTCATGAACGACGGTTCAGCAAACTTCAGTAGGGACTTACCGAAGTCAGTATCTTGTGGAGTGAGGAAGGCCGGGATCGGATACGTACGCCCTCGATAGTCAAATGACCACGGAAGAAAGAACTTGTCCTTCTCCTTGAAGAGCTTGACGGTCTCCATTGTCATTCGTGTACGACAGGATCGTTTAAATGACGCAGCGTTCTGGTTCATGGCCTCTGCTGCTTGCCGTCTGTACTCGTGCCTGGCCTCGTCGTTCTCCGCAATGTCGAACGGCTTGTTGGGGAGTGGGACCTCAATGATCGGGATGAACTTCCCGACCTTGTACTGACGCTCCATCAAGGTCTCAGCCACGTCGACGATGAACTCGTTGAGCGTGTAGGCAACCTTCTGGAGTTTGTTCAAAAACAGGAGTGGAGTGTTCCCCTGTACTAATGAGTCATCGCCCCTACGAACCATCTCATGCCCGTGCATTACCTCATTGAGGAGGTAACCACCAGGCTGAATGGGACTCCAGTCTCGTGGTGGGACCAACATGGGCCATGCCATTGGAGCGAACATCAACGCATCCTTCATCAGCTCCTCCTTTTGCATGGCAAAGAGAAGGCTGGGTACGACTAACGTCCACCTCTTTTTATCTCTGACGATCATGTGCTTGTCAAACCAACCTGTGGCCTTCATCACGCAATCGAGCAACCAGCCACCAAGCTTTGCTCGTACCACTGACCCCCAGTTGTCCCATCGATAGTCGTGGCGGTTCATCAACGTTCGGGCCACGGTGGCCTTCTGTTGTGTCCCACAGGAGCTGTGCCAGTAGTTCCGCTTGATGCGGTCATACAGGTTGGCGTCCTGCTGCTCGTACCAACGGAGCTGACACTCCTGCTCCAACGCCTGCCCGATAGCCGTCAGCACATTGGCAATCTCGTTGGTCTTGTCCTTGGTGCCGAACACCTTGTCGAAGACCACCTTGAGAGCAATAGCCGCTGCTGCCTCAGGCTCAATGTTGGTCAGGTACTGGTGAATGGTGGAGAAATCAACGCCGTTCTTACCTTCGTGGATGCGATGCAACGTGTCCTCTATGGCCGCTGCAACGTCCACCAAGGCGGCTTGGATGCTTGCTGCTCCATAGATGGTCGCTGAGGCATAAGACCGTTCCTCGAGCTTCTGGGTGTCTCTGAGGAGACGCTGCTCTCCACAGGCAATGGCGCGACGTTCAAGAGCAATTTCCTCTTCAACTTCTGCCGGAGTTGGCATAAGAGATTTGTGGTTAGATTCGGAAAATGGACGAGTGCTTAGGGCATCCATTGCGCCATAAGAAAAGCGGGCCGCTTGGACCCGCTCAATGCCTTAGTCAATTCCCTGGATCGACGAACCTGAAACTAGCGCGTCTACCAATTCCGCCACATCCGCAAGTGTCACAACCTCAATGGTTGCAAGGGTTCTCAGGGATGAAAACCATGTGGCTATCAGCTTGCGTCTCACGAGAAGTGAGCCGTTTCACCGACCAAATGAGCCTAACACAAGGGGTGTTAGAC